GCAGTGGGTAAAAATCAAGACAACATTACATTAATTCAAACACCTCTATCTTTTACAACAGATGATCAGATTTTAATAGAAGAACTCAAATTAATAATAGATAGAGATAGCTTAAAAGCGTATTAAAAGTTTTTTAATCAAATATTTATAAACATGGATGTAACAAAATTTAAAAAAATAATCAAAGAAGCAGTAAGAGAGTCAATTCAAGAAGAATTAAAAGACATTCTTTTAGAAGCATTAAAATCACCAAAAGGAAATATGGTTAATGAGCAGGTAAGAACAATTAGTTCTCCACCCACAGAAATGAGTGGGTTTGATCGTAGAGCGGCAATTCAAAATATTTTAGGAGAAACTCAAAGAGCGTTTACTTCTAATGATGTTCAAACTTTTGTTCCTACAAGTGTAGACCCAGTAAATGGAACTCTTCCTTCAGGAGATTTAGGTATGGATCAAATAATGAACTTAATAGGTAAGAGATAATAAATAATGGCATATAATCCTCAACGTATTTTTCCAATTGACACTTTACCAAGTACTGCTGTTGGGGTTTCTCTTCCATTTAATGCTCCAGGAACTTTTTTTTCAACCTATACTACTCAAGATGCTATTAGAAATAATTTATTAAATTTTTTCCTTACCAATAGCACAGAAAGATTTTTAAACCCGGATTTTGGAGCTAATCTTAGATCTTTTATTTTTGAACAAATATCTAATGGAAATATTGAAGGATTAAAAGAAGACATTCAAAGTCAAGTAGCAATATATTTCCCTTCAGTTTCTATAGTTACTTTAGAAGTATTACAAAATCCTGATAACAATGAAATAATAGTTACTATGCAATACCAAGTAATACATACAGGGATAGTTGATCAAATTCAAATATCATTCATATAAAATGGCAGTAAAAAGAAATATAAAATATCTTAATAAAGATTTTACAGAATTTAGAGCTAATCTAATTGATTATGCTAGAACATATTTTCCAACAACATATAATGACTTTAGTCCATCATCTCCTGGAATGATGTTCATGGAAATGGCAGCATATGTTGGTGATGTTTTATCTTTTTATCTTGATAATCAAATTCAAGAGAATTATTTACAATATGCTCGTCAAAATAATAATTTATTTGAGTTAGCATATATGTTAGGATATAAACCCAATGTTACTCAAGTTGCTACTGCAGATATTGATTTTTATCAACAAGTTCCATCAAAACTATCTAGTAGTATTTATATTCCTGATTTTGACTACACTCTCTTTATAAACGAAAATGCAGTAATTTCATCTCCATTAACAGGTGCTTCCAATTTTATTATAGAAGATCCTATAGATTTCTCAGTATCTAGTTCAGCTGATCCTACTGAAGTAAGTGTATATGCTATTTCAGCTGGAAACCCAACATTTTTTCTTTTAAAGAAAACAAGAAAAGCAATTTCATCAACAATTAATACTACTACTTTTAGTTTTGGAAGCCCGGTTAAATTTTCAACTGTTAATATTAGTGCTAATAGAATAGTAGGAATATTAGATGTAATAGATTCTGATAGTAATGAATGGTATGAGGTAGATTATTTAGCTCAAGAAACAATTTACGATTCTATAAAGAATACTAACCCCAATGATCCTAACTTTAGTACAGCTGGAGATGCTCCGTATTTATTAAAATTAAAAAAAGTACAAAGGAGATTTGCAACAAGATTAATAGATTCTGGATCTTTACAGTTACAATTTGGTGCAGGAACTTCTAGTGATACAGATGAAACAGTAGTACCTAATCCTGATAATGTAGGTTTAGGATTACCATTTGAAAGACAAAAATTAAATACAGCATATTCACCATCAAACTTTATTTTTACTAAAACATACGGAATTGCTCCATCTAGCACTACTTTAACTGTTAGATATTTAACTGGAGGAGGAGCAACAGCAAATACTCCCGCAAATACTTTAACTAAAATTTCAGGAGATATTAAGTTTCTTAAAAATAACTTATCACCTGCTACAGCTAATTATATTTTTGCGTCATTAGCAGTAAACAATGCTTCTGCAGCTGATGGAGGAGGGGATGGAGATACAATAGAAGAAATTCGTCAAAATGCATCTGCAAATTTTAGTACCCAATTAAGAAATGTAACTTCAGATGATTATTTAGTTAGAGTATTATCAATGCCTGCCAAATACGGAGCCATTGCTAAAGCATATGTTGAAACAACAAAAGCACAAAATATTTCAGTCGGTGAAACTAATTCAATTTTAGATTTATATGCTTTAAGTTATAATGCTGATAAAACATTACGAGTTCCATCTACTGCATTAAAACAAAATATTTCAACTTATCTATCTCAATATAGAATGGTAAATGATGTTGTAAATATAAAAGACGGATTCATAATTAATATTGGAGTTAACTTTGAAATAATAGTATTACCTGATTATAATAATAACGAAGTTTTAGTTAATTGTATTACTGCTCTAAAAAATTACTTCGCTATAGATAACTGGCAAATAAATCAACCTATTCTTTTAAGAGATTTAAATATATTATTAGATAAAATAGAAGGAGTACAAACAGTAAATAAGGTAGAAATAGTAAATAAAGTAGGAGAAAATTTAGGATATAGTAAATATGCATATGATACAAAAGCAGCAACTATTAATAACGTAGTTTATCCTAGTTTAGATCCTAGTATTTTTGAAGTTAAGTACCTCAATACAGACATTGTTGGGAGGGTTGGTAGTTTTTAATATAAAATAAATAAATAAAGAATGGCTGTATATAAAATTTTTCCTGAAAAAGACGCAACTCTATACTCATTATATGAAGAAATGAATACTGGATTAGACGAAATCCTAGAGGCATCATTAGTTGTAGGAGATTTAGGTAAACCTGCTCCTCAAGCAAGTAGGTTTTTGATCCAATTTTTCACAAGTGAAATTAACGATGTAATAAACACTAAAATTTCAAGTTCAACTTGGCAATCTAATCTAAGATGTTTTGTGGCCAATGAAGACGGATTAAATTTAGATACCACAATTATGGTATTTCCAGTATCCGGATCATGGAATATGGGAACAGGTAAATTTGCTAACTCACCCGAAACTCAAAATGGATGTAGTTGGGTTTGGAGGGATTATCAAGGTTCTACTAGATGGACAACTTCTTCTTTCGCAGCTGGAAGTACAGGTTCATATTCTACATCATCAGACGCAGGTGGAGGAACTTGGTATATTTCAGGTTCATATAGTGGTTCTCAAACATTTGGGTATTGGGATAATAAAGATATAAACATAAATGTAACTAATGTACTACATGCTTGGTATTCTAGTTCTATTCCTAATAATGGATTTATCTTAAAACAAGATTTAGAATTTGTTGATAATGTAAATGTACAACCAAATCTAAAATATTTCTCAGTTGATACCCATACTATTTACCCTCCATGTTTAGAATTTAAATGGGTAGATTTTACATTTAATACTGGTTCATCAACTCAAACTACTATAAATACTATTCCTGCAACTATATCAGTAGCCGAAAACCCAGGTATTTTTTATCCAAGTAGTATTAATAAATTTAGAGTAAATGCTAGACCTACTTATCCTAATAGAGTATTTTCAACATCCTCATATTTTACAAATAATTTTTATTTACCTACAAGTTCATATTATGCTGTAAAGGATTTGACTACTAATGACTATGTAATAGATTTTGATACTCAATATACTAAATTAAGTGCTGATGCTACTAGTAGTTACTTTAATCTAGATATGAGTGGATTTGAAACAGAAAGATATTATGAAATCTTTATAAAAACCACTATAGGTGGATCAACATTTGAATTTAATGATAATTTTTATTTTAAAATAGTAAATGGATAAGATTAATTTAACAAAAAAAGTATATAGTAAGAATCAATACTCAAAAGTAATTGATACTTCGTTTACACAATTAATCGATCCAGTTGTAGATGTTACTCAACCTACTATTTCAGTTGAAGATTTCTTTAACTACTATCTAGAATTATTTTATGTTATACCTCAGTTTGGAGATACAAATTCTCATGAGTATCTTATAAAAACAAGTACTGCATACATAGGTAACGCTCAAAATGATGAATTAATACAATCGTTATTAGAAGAAATAACACAACTTAAAGGTGAAAATGTAAGTTTACTTCAAACAATTACAACTTTACAAAAATAAAATGACCAAAATAGTTAATATAAACCCAGTAGATCCAATATCTTTTGAATATCAAGAATATTCGTCAGAAGATAATAATTTAATAGCATCAACAAATATTGATGTTGCATTTGATCCTTCAACTGATTATCTTGAGTATTTTATTTTAGATAGTAACCAAAATATTTTAAGTTCAAACGTTTTTGGTTATCCTAATTATAAGTTAATAGATAACGTTGTAACTATAGATCCTGAAGAAGATTTACGATCATTTGGGTACGACACAGGAAATTACAATACAGTATATAATTTTTTAAGAAAAAGACTAAGTTCTTCAGTAACCAATAAATATTATATTGATCAAATTAGTCCTGATAGAACTGAAATTAGATTAAATACTACTTCCATTACAAATACAGAGGTAGTAAGTTCAACTAATGAGTTTATTTCTTACATACAAAATGATCCTAGGGGATATTTAGACTTTTATTGAGATTTTAATGATAATAAATTATTAATAGCAAATAATATTTTATTAGATAATACTAATCCAGATGACCCAACAGTTTTAATTAAATTGTATGAGCCATCTTCT